ACAGAAATTTCATAATAAATCCTTTTCTTTTAAAATGTTTTCAATAAAATTAATTCTTTCAGAAATTCTTAGGCAATTTTCATTAATGACAAAAATTTTAGTATTAATTTTTTCAAGATAAGAAAGCCCTAAGATAACTAAATTTAAATGATTAATATATATACTATTTAATGGAGCCTTATTTTTTTCATAAACTAATGGTATTCCAGGTTGAATAATAAAGATATAATCAAATTTTTTATTAATAATTTCGACACATTTTTTAGTATAAAAATCAATAATAGATTCGCTAATATATGTATCTCCCATTATATCACAATATAGATATCCTAATAAATCTAATGGAGTTCTATCTGTAATAAACTCATTTTCATTCCAACATATTTCAAATTCTTTTAATAATCTATGTTGAATAACGACTCTATCAACAATTCCGATTTTTTGATTAGGGCTTATATTATTTTTTTCAAAAATTTGAGAAGCATTTGTTTTAATAAATTCTATATTATTTTTTTTAGCGAATTCATAAGCTAATGTAGTTTTTCCTGTTCTATGTGCTCCTGACAATCCTATTCTCATTCATTCACCTTTTTATCTGTTATTTTTTTTTGTTGTTCTTTAGCGACATTACACCATTCTGTTTCAGTAACAGGAGCAGGCGAAATAATAACACCTCCAGATAATTTATTATTAATATCAATTTCTTGTTTTTCTACATATCCTCGTTTTTTCCCTCTACATTTTAATAGAAATAAAGATGCCGTAACTCCAGCCATAGTGTTTTGATTAGCTTGTTCAAATACTTTTGCTTCTACCCAGTCTGTTTTAGCTTCTTCAAGTTCTTCATAAGCTTCAGCAAAAGCTGCATCATTTTTAATCCATTGATTAAAAGTTTTTCTTGTAATTCCAGCGACTTGACAAGCTTCAGATATATTCCATAAAGCCAGATTTTTTAAAGCATGTAAGAAATTTTGTTGTTTAATTCTATTTTCAGTTTGTTTTTTTATAACAGTAAGCGAGACATCTCTTTGTTTTTCTATTAAGGCATTTTCATCTCTTTTAGTTAAATATTTTTTAGCCATTTATTTCACCAATATTTTTTTTAAATCAGTTTTTTGTTTTTTTTTAATTTTTTTATAACAGTCATTAAAAAGGTTTATTTCTTTTTTCCATTTTTTAATTTTGTAATTATTTTTTTTTATTTTTTTATTTTTTTGATATTCTATTAAAAAGTCATAAGCTTCTTTACATAAATTTTTATATTCAATAATCTTTTTTACTTCTTTAAATTCAGGGAAAGATTTAGAGATGTTATATCCAAAGTTAGTAGAATATCCAAATTTTTCACAAGCCTCTTTATAAGATGCTCCTTTTTCCATCTCATTTAAAATATTATATATTTTTATGACGTTAGGGGTTGACATTTTTCTCTCCTTCATTTAAAATATTGATTATTATGCAATTTTTTTAGATAAAAGTCAATTTTTTTAAAAGCAGATGCTTTATTAAATCAGCCGATGCTGAGGAGGGAAGAATGAGTTTGATTTATAAGACCAATGAAGAAGGTTTAATATTAACTAATGAGAAGGGCAATCCAATAGTAATAGATAAGGAGAAGAATGAGGAATATGGATTAGATGCATTACATCATTATGCCAAGATCCCCAAATTAAGAGAGGAAGCCAAGAATTATCGTTTAAATGCGGAAGCATCTGCTGACAAATTAAATCTACTTGCTTCACATGGAGTAAATGTGGGAGGAGAGAAGGAAGAGCTTGAGGCTTGGGTAAAGCAAGCAACAGAGGCGATAGACACAGTATCTAATTTAACAGATGGCAAATTAGTACAAGCTGGTGATGTCGAGACAATTAAAAAACAAGCAGCAGAGAATATGCAAACAAAACTAAATGAACAAGACAAGCTCTATAAGGATAAGATATTAGAGTTAGAAGGTTCATTGAAAGAGAAGACTGGCACTATTTATAATCTAATGGTAGATGACAAATTTAATACCAGTGGTTTTGTTAACGAGAAATTAGCAATGACTCCAAGGATGGCACGCAGTTATTTTGGTCCTAACTTTCAGGTAGAACAAAATGACATGGGTCATAATCAAGTAGTAGGTTATTTTGGGAATGGTGAAAAGATTTATTCCAAAGAGCGAATTGGTGAATTAGCGGATTTTAATGAAGCTTTACAATTAATGGTAGAGAAAGATCCAGATCGCAATTCTCTTTTAAAAGGTTCTCATTCAGGCAGTGGATCATTAGGTAATACAAGACTAGGTTCAGAAGATATGTCTAATAAGTCAAGCAAGGAGAAAATTGTTATGGGTATAAAGAAATTAAAAGGATTATAAAGGAGATAAAGTATGGCTACTCAGACATTAGCAGAGGCTGCAAAACTTATAAATAATGAGATAGTGGCAGGAGTTGCTGAAGATATTATTAGCATTAACCCACTTTTTGATGTATTACCATTCGTAGGTTATGATGGACAAGCAATAATTGTAAACAGAGAAGATACTCTCGGTGATGTAGAGAACTTAGCGATTAATGACGCAATTGGAGCTAAAAATGCAGCGACTTTTGGACAAGATACGTTTTCGGCCATTAAAATAATCGGTGATGCTGAGATGGATGGTTTAGTCCAAGCCCAATCAGTATCAGCAGGAGTTGATCAAATTGCAATTGAGATTGCTTCTAAGGCAAAAAGTGTAGGTCGACAATTCCAAACAGGGATGGCCCAAGGTAATGGAACAGCCCCCAATATGCATAGTTTGCATAGTATGTGTGATGCTTCTCAATATACAACAACTTCGGCAGGGCAAGCATTAAGTTTTGAATTACTTGATGAATTACTTGATTTGGTAAAAGCCAAGGATGGTGAAGTTGATTTTATAATGATGCCTCCAAGAACAATCCGTTCTTATAAAGTGTTGCTAAGAGCATTAGGTGGCACTCCAGCCGATTGGGTAGTAACCCTTCCTGGAGGTCGTACAACGATTTCTTATGAAGGCATTCCTATTTTCAAGAATGAATATTTAAGTGTAGCTGAAACAGCAGATGGTGCTGGTATAACTGGTGGAGCATTAACTTCAGTATGGGCAGGTTGTTTTGATGATGGTTCTCAAAAAGTAGGTATAGCAGGAATTCATCCGAACTCTACTCCAGCAGGTATAATGGTAGATTATATTGGCAAACAAGAAGCTAAAGATGCTGAGATATGGAGAATCAAACAATATGCAAATATGGCAATGTTTAATAGACGTGGCCTTGCCAGACTAACATCTATAAATAATTAACCTACATCTTCTCCCAAGGTTAATGATGGTCAACGAAGTGTCATGCTTTGTTGGCCATATTCTTAAAAGAGGTTTTTAATGAAAGTTCAATTAAGATATATTCAAGCCAAAAATTTAAATAATAAGACAGAAAGATATTATGGCGTAGATTGGGAAGTTGGTCAGAAAGGCGAATTAACCAAAGAATTATCTGATGAATTAGCTCAAGTCTATATAAATTCAGATAGAGTCTTTGAAATTATTGAGAAAAAACCAAAAATAAAACAACGTAAAAAAGTAGAAGAAATTAAAAAAGAAGAGGTATTTGATGTCAATCAAGACCCCATTGGCTAGCACAGGAGGTTTACAAGCAGTAATTCCGATTAGGAATGCTAATGCACCAATAACTGTAAGCAATGTATCGCAATCTAGTGATGAGATAACTTCAGATGCTTTTTATATATATGTAACTACCCCTTGTCATGTGAGAATTTCTGCTAATGGAGATGCTGCTGATACAATTCATGATTTTCCAATAGCTTCAAGCATAGGCCATATTTTTTGTTGCAACATAAAAGATAAAATCAGTGTTGTTAAACAAAATGGTATGTCAGATGGATTGGCATATATACATTCATTACAAAAAAATTAAGGAGATAGGATGTCAGAGTTAGGCCCTTTTGTAGACAAATTTCTGTTACCAAATGAAGATATGGATGCGAAATTATTTAATATTGATGATGGTTCTACTTTTAGTATAGGTAATGCAATTCATATGCTAAGACATGCTAATTTAGCATATTTTACAGAAGAAGAGATAAAAAAGAGTTTAGCATTACATGGATATGAATGTGTATATCTAACAGCTAAAGAAGGCATTTATGAACCTCAAGGTTTTTTTGCATATAATGAAAAAGTAGCCATTTTATGTTTTAGAGGCACAGAGCCAACTAATTTCAATGATTGGTTAACAGATTTGTCTTTACTTAAAACACAATTTGTATGGGGACAAGTACATACTGGATTT